TCACTTTTATGGCTGGTTTTGCTGATGCGTTAATTCAGGTTGGATGGCTGGTCGAAAATGACGTTGGGCTTTCTCTACCTAACTTTGAACGTCATAACGGAAAAAGCTCTAAAAAACGGGCGGTTACAAACGAGCGAGTTACAAAAATACGCGAACTGAAACGAAAAGGTAACGCTGCCAGCGTTACACAAACGGATCAAAAAGCGTTACCAGAGGAAGAGGAAGAGGAAGATCTAAATACTGATCTCCCCCTAAATCCCCCTCGCCAAAAACGAGCGTCTAAAAAATTCGAGCCGGAGGCTATTGAGCTGCCTGATTGGTTGCCGGAAACACTCTGGCATGAGTGGGTCCGGTTCAGACAGGCATTGCGAAAACCGATTCGAACGGAGCAGGGCGCTAACGGGGCGATACGGGAACTGGAAAAATTCCGTCAGCAGGGTTTTACACCTGAGCAGGTGATTCGACACAGCATCGCCAATGAATACCAGGGCTTGTTCGCACCGAAAGGTGTTCGGCCTGAGACGTTGCTCCGACAGGTTAACACCGTCTCGTTGCCGGACAGTGCGATCCCGCCAGGCTTCAGGGGGTAACAGACCATGAAAAATATTGCGACAGGCGGCGTTCTGGAGCGTATCCGCAGACTGACCCCACCACATGTAACCGCCCCATTCAGAACGGTTGCGGAGTGGCGTGAGTGGCAACTTGCTGAAGGCCAGAAACGTTGCGAGGAGATCAACCGCCTGAATCATCAGTTGCGGGTGGAAAAAATTCTGAATCGCTCTGGCATCCAGCCGTTGCACCGTAAATGCTCGTTTGCGAATTACCAGGTGCAGAACGACGGCCAGCGATACGCGTTAAGCCAGGCGAAATCCATCACCGATGAACTGATGACCGGGTGTACAAATTTTGCGTTCAGCGGAAAACCTGGTACCGGGAAGAATCACTTAGCGGCAGCTATCGGGAATCGCCTGCTGAAAGACGGTCAGACAGTGATTGTGGTTACCGTGGCTGATGTTATGAGCGCCCTGCACGCCAGCTATGACGACGGGCAGTCAGGCGAAAAATTTTTGCGGGAGCTGTGCGAAGTGGATCTGCTGGTTCTTGATGAAATTGGCATTCAGCGCGAGACAAAAAACGAGCAGGTGGTGCTGCACCAGATTGTTGATCGCCGGACAGCGTCGATGCGCAGCGTGGGGATGCTGACAAACCTGAACTATGAGGCCATGAAAACATTGCTCGGCGAGAGGATTATGGATCGCATGACCATGAACGGCGGGCGATGGGTGAATTTTAACTGGGAGAGCTGGCGTCCGAATGTCGTCCAGCCAGGAATTGCGAAGTGATTTTTACCGGGAGGAAATTTTAATGGAGACTGTTTTTGACGCACTGAAAGCAATGGGAAAAGCCACGTCGGTAGAACTGGCTGCGCGACTTGATATCAGTCGTGAAGAGGTACTGAACGAGCTGTGGGAACTGAAAAAGGCTGGTTTTGTTGATAAAAGCGCGTACACCTGGCGTGTGGCTGATAACAACGTTCAGCAGGAACAGCCAGAGCAGGCAGAACTGCCGGAAGAAACCACCACGGCAACAGTCGCGAAAATTTCGGAGTGCGATTTAACTGCGGCGATTGAACAACGTGGGCCACAAACGGCGGATGAGTTGGCTACATTGTTCGGTACCACATCACGCAAAGTAGCTTCAACGCTGGCAATGGCTATCAGCAAAGGACGCCTGATTCGCGTAAACCAGAACGGTAAATTTCGTTACTGCATACCGGGCGATAATTTACCAGCAGAGCCGAAAGCAGCATCGGTAGCGGAAACTGATGGTAAGGCCTTTCCTCAGCCCACAGGTGTTGCGTTACCAGTACAGGAGGCTGCAACACAGGAAGATATTAAAACAGAAACGGTGGCGGACATTGTGCAGTCGCTGCCATCGTTTACTGAAACGCGAGCGGATGACCTGGTTTTACCATCGCTGCATATGGCAAACCGCGAACTGCGTCGGGCGAAAAATCATGTCCAGAAGTGGGAGCGAATCTGCGCCGCGCTGCGGGAGCTGAACAAGCACCGGGATATTGTTCGACATATTTTCGATTCCTCCAGTCGTATTGTGTCGGAAAAGTGATTGCCGGAGGCACCTATGGCAAAAGTATTTACACCAGAAGAGCGAGAAAAAATTAAAGGGCAGGTTGTTGAACTTGTACGTCTGAGCGGTCGCGAGACGTTACGGGCTCTGGAGGTTAAAACCGGTGCATCAAGGTATTACATAAGCACTCTCGCCAGAGAACTGGTCGCCAGTGGTGATGTTTACAATTCAGGCTACGGATTATTCCCGTCTGAGCAGGCGCGTAAGGACTGGCAAAACGCCCGCAAAAAACTATCCAGGGCAAAGGTGAAAAAAACGGTTGTGGTTGATCCGGACCTTATCTGGTCATTACCAGACGGAGAAATACGCCGCTACGACAGGCGTCTGAACATAATCTGTCGCGAGTGCAGGAAGAGCGAAGTTATGCAGCGCGTGCTGGCGTTTTATCAGGGGAATTTTCAGGAGGTGGCACAGTGAGCGGGATTGACTACCAAGAATTGGCTGCTGCCAACGCTTTCCTGGCGGATGTGCGGGCAGGGGCGTTTAACGACCTTTGCGCGGCGTTTGTCAGGCACGCAAAAATTGCAGGACTGGACGATGGCGACATCGTTACGGTGAAAGAAGCGACGGACGCCCTGCTGCATTGTGCGGAACAGATTCGCAAAGGAGTTCAGTCATGAGCATCCGAACTGAACATGGATTTGGTCCTTCAACGGTCGAAGTCGAATGGCTTGATGATTGCCCTAAGTGCCAGCACGGCAAAGCCAAGGTAACAGGATGGTCGGTAACCAAAGATTCTTTGTGGGCGGGTGATGAGGCCGTTTGTTCCAAATGCGGTCACAAAGGTGAAATCGATGCTGATGGAGAGAATGCCTGGGTGGAATGGGACGAAATCGAGGAGGCACAATGAGCAAAATCGACATCGACACACTGGCGCTGCGTGAGGCGGCAGAACGTGCAATTCCGGCAATGGAACGCCTGTTAATGTTGCCAGTTGATGATGATCTGATAAGTGAACAGGAACTTAAAGATTACGGTGTGGATATTGATGCGCTCAACGCCTTCAAATTTCTGGCCGGACCAGAAACCGTGCTGGCACTGCTGGATGAAATAGAAGCTAAAGACAGACGCATTACAGAACTGGAAGCGAGGGAAGTTCAATTACCGACTCGCTACGACCTTCGATATGGGCACCCAATAAATGCTGATAAGCGACATGTCATGATACCTAAAGAAAATGGCAGCTGGCTTTGCCTGATTGACTTAGAACACGCACTACGCGTCGCTGGCATTCGCATCAAAGGAGAGTGAGATGAACGGACAAATCTCAATTGTTCGACCGGGAGCATGTGACGATCGCGAGATACGAATGATTATTCGTCTGTCGATGGGGAAAACAATAACGGCTCTCATTACTCCAGAAAATCTCGCATTAGCATTAACCGGAAAGTCAGACCTGCCAGTAGAGCTAAAGCTGCGAAATGTTGAGATTAAGGTGAAATAGCTATGACCACTATAACCGATAAGAAACAGTATCCCAGCGAGCAATATCTTAATGAGCTGATCACCAACATAGAGTTTGCTGCAAGGGCACCAGTTGAAGTCGTGAGAGCGATGGCAGCAGAGCTACAGAAGCGGCGCGAAGCTGATAGTGCAGAACCTGCAAGTAATCATGAAGAGTTGCCGCTTGATTATCTCCAAGGTCAAAAAGATGGTCTTGAATGGGCTGCGCAGCTTGCAGAAGCAAATCACCCACAAACTGGCGACTGGCTTTACGATGACCCGCTGGAGCTGGCTAAAGCTATCAGAAAAGGTCCTGACATGCCCGAATTCGATGGACCAACTCCGGGAACTCCGGATAGTTGGATAAGCTGTAGTGATCGAATGCCTGAAAAGGGCCAGAACGTGCTTATTTCGGTGAATTTCGATAGCTCTCTGGTTGAACCGCTAATATGCTCCGCACGCTATACAGGAAGCACATTCCGGCGAGGAGAAGCAACGATTAAGCCGGGTAATGGTATTGAGCAGGCAACTCACTGGATGCCGCTACCGGAACCACCGCAGGAGGTGAATCAATGACCTGGCCTGAAGCGTTCACAACGGCAGGAATCGCAATGGCGGTGGCGCTGATGGTGTATTCGATTTGCCGCTGGGGATAACAAACAAAAACCCCGGATTGATGGTCCGGGGTTTTTGAAGGAAACAAAACAGAAACAACAATTGCCGTTATCTGTTGTTACCATGGCAAGTAAACGTATCTCAGGCGAGCGCATTGCGCCGTTCTGACGCAGATAAATTAGCCTGGATAGAAGGTGCTGGCAATAAAAAATAGCGTTTTCTTATCGGTATCGGTAAGATTGCTGCGGGTGCTTGAGGCTGTCTGCCTCGGGCATGCCACTGTAAGGCAGACAGAGAAAAGCCCCAGTTAACATTACGCGTCCTGCAAGACGCTTAACATTAATCTGAGGCCCAATCTATGTCTCACAAATGTAGGTTAGCCTCTTACGTGCCGAAAGGCAAGGAGAAGCAGGCTATGAAGCAGCAAAAGGCGATGTTAATCGCCCTGATCGTCATCTGTTTAACCGTCATAGTGACGGCACTGGTAACGAGGAAAGACCTCTGCGAGGTACGAATCCGAACCGGCCAGACGGAGGTCGCTGTCTTCACAGCTTACGAACCTGAGGAGTAAGAGACCAGGCGGGGGGAAATCCCTCGCCACCTCTCATGTGTCAGGCATCCTCAACGCACCCGCACTAAACCCGCTTCGGCGGGTTTTTTGTTGCGCGCTGAATGCGCAGGGTGAAAAATAACCATATATTTGATTATATACACAACAAAAAATAAAAGTCATTGTACCTGCACATTAAATAATCAAATATACGGCGTGAAATAAATATTTTTCAGATTAATATTTTTGTCTCTATGTGGATATAACCGTTTGTACTTATAAACTCGGAGGCATCGTGGAAAAAATAAAGAAACTATTTAGTTGCAAATACGCAGTCATACGTCGTGATGACCTGTCAGTTATAGTCGAAATGGATTACTTCCCTGAAA